GACATTCCACAGTGTTTTGCTGCTTCTGGAAGATTCATTTTAGCATAAAACAAACCTTCATTTGCTTCTTTAACATTTTGGGGGGTAGTTTTGATTGGTTCCTCTTTGAGGTCTTTGTATGAGATTTTATAAACCATACTTTTCAAAAAAGTAATAAGGGCATTTTTTACCGGAAGATTTTTTTCGACCTTTTTGGGTTTAAAGGTCGATTTTGATTTCAGAGAGGACTTGCATAAGAAAGTGTGTCCTCATCTAGTGTAGCACGAACGAAGTCTAGCACATTCATAAACTCCTCAACGGTATCACAGGACACTTCACGTTCTGAACCCTCGCTAGAGTAAAGATACACTTTACGCTTGATAGGGTCCACTACACATCGTGCCAGGTACTCATCGCTCATTCGGTCTGTCCGTTGATTACCCACATATCATAGCACCCCACGGCCGCCACCGTCAAGGCTGGTATTCACTTTGATTTCTGTCCACGTCCTTCCGTTCCGCATAGACCACATATGAACAGTTTATTGGACCTCCAGAATTGTTCTTCACAATAATTCTACTTCCCCACTCAATTTTCTCAACAAATAATTCTTGATAAACACCAAAGGGAGTTAGATTGACCATAATTGTTTCTTGATCCACTAACTCAGACCAGTAATCAGGAAGTTCAATAATATTTGAATCTACAAGTTTTCCTCTAATATAAACATCAGCACTTGGTCCTTCCAAACAGATGTATTTTAATCTCCACCCTTCCTTGATTGGGTGAGGAATATCAAAACTCTTAGATCCAGAGACACTTAAACTAACAGCATTGATAGCACCAACAGCAATGCTTGGACTACCAGTAAGACCCGTAGCATTTCCTTGAAGTTTTCCACCGGCAGAAAGAATAACATCACCACCAACTTTTACATTTCCATTAACATCAAGTTTTGCTGATGGTAATGGTGTTCCAATTCCAATATTGCCTGAAGCATCAGCATAAACATATGTTTCTCTTTCTTGCCCATAAAAGTCACCAGCACCGTCAAAGAGAATGTTACCATCCGAACTTAGTTTAGTCTTTCCAGAAGTGGCAAACTGACAGACCAGATATAATTCATCTCTTTGATAATTATAAATTTTTGTTAAAGAATTGGTGCTTAAAGCAATGGTTTTTCCATCTGCAGTTATAGAACCATATGTTGGAACAAAACTATCTAATTCAGAAACTGAGGTGTAATTATTTCCCTTTCCATTAGAGAAGAATAGTTTTACATTTCCTGCAGGTTCAGAAACAATAATTGCTCTACCATCATCACTCATATCCAATGGAGAAACACCTGATAGTACCCTGGTTACAATATAAGGTGGATGTTTGTCTCTAGGTCTATCAAAATCACAACCATCAATATAATAGTTGTCATAATATTCTTTGTTTCTGTTGAGAATATAAGTTGCATTATCATCACTAGCAGCAAGAATACTACCGTCTAAGTTTGTTGCTAACTTTAGACCAAAGTTCTGTGATGAATCAGATGGACCAATTATTTCACCAATATCAATTACTCCAAGTAAAGTATATTCTCTCTTATTTCTTTCATAGGCATATACTCTACCAGTAATTTCAGCACCACCACACCCAGTTGCTTTTTCTTCTGGGCAATTAACAAAGACCATTTTACCATCACCGCTCATAGTGAAGGTTGTTGCATATGAAGAATTATCACTACCTTCAAGGTTAGAAATTCTTACATAATTTGGACTTCCGTTAGCAGATCTTCCTCGTTGATAGACTACAACTTTATCCCTTAAAACAATTAATTGTGAAGTAGTGCCAATACCAACTTCTTCGTTTACTACTACTTCAACCTTGGAAAGTTTTGCTGCAATGATAGTTCCATCTTTATTTGTTTGAACCTGCTTTCCTAGGAATGGATATCCAACTCTACCAGTAATAATACCAACTTCATTCGTTCCATTGTAAGGATTAGCAATCAGAGAACAAGTTTCGTTACCCGCTTCATCCTCAAGTGGATCATAAATCTGAACAACCCCTTTATAACCATCACGATTAAATTCATAGATAACACCAATATCCGTGTTTCCTATACCCAATCTTCTATCAGGAACTGATGTACCAGAACCAGAAGCACTTGGGGCAGAAACAAAGATAACACTACCATCAGCACTCGTATCAAAGTCAGTTCCAAATCCATCACCATCTGGACTATAACAACGAACTAAAGAACCAATCTTGGTATAATTTGAAATACCACTGATAGATTCTGTGCTATTGGAAACATTAGAGTAACTAGAATATGCTACAGATCCAGAAAGATTTTGAGGAGAACTTCTGGAGTCTTGTGCCATTGTTCCACCAGAATCCACATAATAATTACCAATTAATCCATCAACTTCTATACCAGAAAGTTCTGATAGTGAATTGCTTGATGGGGTAAATCCTCCAGAAATTCCACCACCAGGACCAGTGAAAGAAATTGCTCTTTTAGCGGGTGCTTTTGCCATTATACATTCTCCTTAACATCATAGTGATATCCAACAATAGACCTTTGAGAATTATCGCCAGGATAATCCTCAATGGTTCCGGGATATTCTGGTATTAGTTTCTCAGTATCAATTCTTTCTCCAAAAATATGATAGAAACAATCAATTGGCATACCACCATTTGACTGGAGATAGACTTTGTTATCACCAATTCTCTTAACAATTACATTCTGATGAGAACCAATCGGAGTTAGTGAAACTGTGATTGTTGAAGGATCAACAAGTTTTCTCCAATAATCTGGCAGTTCAATTTCTTTCTTGTTTGTGATTCTACCTCTTACATATACAGCTGCTTCGGGTCCTTCTACACAAGCGTGAGTAAGTCTCCAACCTTCCTTAGTTGGGTGTTGAATATCAAAGTCTTTCTTTTTAGATAAAACGTGACCCCCACATTGCGATTTTACATTTCCAACAGCAACAATATCATTGCCACATTGTAACAATTCGTCAACATCCAATCTACCAATAACACCAGCATTACCAGATACAATCAAAGAAAATGGATTTGCTGCTGGTCTACAGAGTGCCCCAGGAACAAAAGGTTCTGGTGAGTCTGGATTGTTCAAAGGAGCAATCATTACAGTTCCAGCAACTATAGGAAACTCAGTTGCTCTACCAATAATTTGAGGACCCTCCACAAAAGCAGAACCTCTAATTTTTGCTTCACCTATTCCAAGGGCAATAGGACTCCCTGCCCCACAAAATATTTGACCACCTACAGCAATATCATCTAGAAGAAAAGACATTTACATTACCTCCAATCAAACGATACTAAGATCTTTATCAAGTTCTCTTCTCTTGAAACTTCTTCCACCAACTTTACTATCTCTATTTGCCACAGCGTCAGTTACACCCCTTATCAAAGAACTATAAACTTTTAAAGTTGTATTTGCTGTCATCTCTCCAATACCTGTAGAAACAATCTTCCAGGAAGATGATGCTGTCATATTTAGGTTTTTACAATCAAGCTTTATTCCTTCATTTGCTTTGACTTGAATATTTCCTCTACCATTACTAACACTCTCAGCGATAATATCAATATCAAGTGCTTCTAAACGAATACGACCATTCATCGCACGAATGACAATGTTTCCGTTCTGAGCACAAAGAAGCATTGTATCTTTATCACCAGGAGTATCCATTCCACAAAGAAGTTGGAAGTTCCCTGGAGAAGATGAAGTAGTCCACCCCTTTCTCTGCCCATCTTTATCCATTGAGAAATGATGTCTTCCATCTTCACCTTGAAGGAAGATATCAGAAATCACATCACCAGGTTTATGAATGTGTCCGAAAGATATTGAAGCATCTTTCTGACCATATGATATCGTACTAAAATTACTCTTAGCAGCGTTACTATTTCTTGTATTTGCTCTTTGTGTATTATGAGATACTGGCACGATTAGATATCAACAATATATTACTATTTAATCCAGATTCACTGAGGAGTTCCTGGAATATTGAGATTTGGATTATTACTCTTAGTATCAGTACCATATCTCTGAATCGCATCGGGAGGTGTAATAACTTGAGCACCAATACTTTCTTGTAGAGTGTCATACACTTGAATCAACTCACCAGCAGTCTCATAAACTCCAGCATATCGGACTCCATCTTTGAAGAAGACTGAACCAAAATAAGCACGACCATTAATGTAACCAGTCTGCTTAAGACCAACTAAATCAGTTACTTGAATGAGTTTTTCTGGATCAACATCAATCGGATCCCGAACAACATCTAGTCTAGGAATAACCTCAAGATTTACACCATCTCCAGTTGTGCTCACAAGTCTTGGAGCAGCAGGAGGTATTGGATTTGGAGTAAAACATATTCTCTGAACATCACCATAAGGTCCAACCTCACAAACAACTGGTGCTGGATCAATTGGTGGATCAAAAATTAATTCGTCACCAAGAGCATATCCAATACCAGGATTTATAATATCAAATCTACTTGGTACTAAAGCAACTGGATACGATGGACCAGCTCCACTTCCAGCAGGATATCCATTTCCAGGATCAACGGGATAGATTGAAGTCACTACTCCAACACCACCTGATTCTTTTGGACAGGGTGGAGCATAAAGAGAAGCAGAAATACCAAGAGGATTTTCTGCCCAAGAGGCATTATCACCCTCAACCGATCTTCTATATCTAATAACTAATCCAATACCAGAGGGATTTTCGATAAATGATTTGGCACCAATGGGAGTATTTGTAAGTTTAACACAAATATCATAAACTCCTTTCGTAAGGTTAACAGAAAAAGGTGCTTTTGTATTTTGTAGTTCTGCTCTAGAAATAAATCTACCTCCAATTGATAGTTCAGCGAAGTTATCTGCTTCAAACTGTATACTATACGCTCCGTCATATGGGAAGTTAACCTTTTCCCAACACCAACTAAATTCACCTTCACAAGGAAATATATCCTCTTCAATCGGTGGAGGAGGTGCTGGAGGATCAGGTACTACTGGCGGTGGTGGTGATGGACTTGGCGTATTAAGGGCAACAGAACTTGCTTCACCATCTCTACCCTGAACCTGATCCGGAATACCCGATGCAGTAAGATCAGCTATTGTTGGTGCCTTTCCACCAGCGCCTACACGTATTTCAAGTATTGATCCGGGAGTAACATTTACTATATTTCTAGAAAATCCCCCACCAGGACCACCTCTAGTTGACAAAATATTTGGAGTAGAACTAACGAGATCACCCGCAACACCGCCTGATGCTCCACCACCAATACAGATGACCTCCATTGTGGTGACACCATCTGGGACCTGGAAGGAATAACTACTTGGACTTGGTTTTGTAAAGTCTACAACTTGACCATTAAATTTAAGTCTAACTGCACCATCACCACCATCACCAGACCTCGTTAACCCTCTAACTTTTCCGGTTGCACTAATATATTCTAATCTTTGTCCTGCTCCACCACCACCAAATCCAGCACCATCAGGACCACTTGCAGACCCACTAACGCTACCATCTAGAGTGACACCAGATCCACCTCTTAGTTCTCCTCCAGATGGAGCAGATCCACCAGATATCAATCCAGCACCACCACCAAATCCACCTTGATCACCACTTCCACCCAGTCCACCACTTCCACCTTCACCAACAATGGGTCTACCAGCTACACGATTTAAAGCAAAATTGCCGCCACCACTTGCAATTGCATATATTATAGTGCCAGTGTTTGGATTTACTACTTGTTGTGGTTGCTGTTGAATTTGATTATATACTACCATTTTTATCGCGTCCGTGGTGTGGATGAGTTTGTATTTGCCTTTTCGCAAGGTGTTACGTTCTCTCTATTTAAGAATTCCGTCCAACCCTTAAAGTTTGTATGATATAGAGGGATTGTTGCTTCATTGATTGACTTAGCACTGCTGAATATTACTTCATCAATATAGTTAACTTGCTTCTTTGGAATACCGATCAGTTCAACAGCAATTTCGTGCTCACCTTCTTCTAGTCTTATGAAGGTTGATTTTCTACCAATCTTAACAACACTTGTTTTTGGATCTTCCCACCCAGCAAAGTTATTTTGTACCCAAGATAAGTCAGACCCAAAGTTTTCTGCTTCTCCCGTAAGTCCAGTTACAACTTTTCCATCAACTTTAATTCTAGCAACTCCTCTCTTCGTACCATCAATTCTATAATTACCAGTGAATGGTACATTTATTCTCCAAGTGTTTGACCAAAGAACTCCAGATCCATCTGTATTTGGAGTATCAAGTGGAGGAACTGGAGACATTGTATATCTATTGATATATTGATCGCCAATTTTATTACTCTTGTCTGGAGGAATTTCTACAGGATACCACTGCTGAGATGCGCCAGGATCTCTTGTAGACCAAATAGGATTATTAGGACAACGACCTCTTTGTGGTGGCTTAACCTCCTGCGGAATTGGGGCTGGTGGTGCTTCAATTGTCAGTGCCACTCCCATTGGATTTTCATTCCAAGACCTAGGTGATACTGATTGAGATGCGGTAACTGATGTCTTAATATCAATAGCAACTGCCAGATAAGACTTGTCTACAACTTGATCCAACTCAACACGAATTCTATATCTACCTGCTTTGAAGAAAACTTGAGATGGTGAAATTGGATTTGGTTTTCCTGGTTCTCTATATCCTTCCTTTTGAATGATAACTTCATCCCCACCCTCTTCAATTGGTATTAATCTACTTCCATTATCAGCATTTCCACCAGTAGCACTATTACCAATATATACCGTTACATTATCATCACCACCAATAGTTACATCATATAAACCATCAACGGGGAACTCAACATATTGCCAACGAATAACATACTGTCCTGCAGATGCTTCATCTTGAGATGCTACTGGAGTAACTCCATTTTTTGTTATAAACTCTCTATTATAAGGAGAACTATCAACTCTATAAAGAGGTACATCAGCTTTATCAATATAATCTATAGTATTGAAAACAGTTTGTACCTTAATACTAGGAGCAGAACTAGATGGTTCAATACTAGTAACTGGTAGTTCTTGTGGAGTTTGTACTTGAGTAGTTGGGTCACTTATTACCTTTACAGTAAAAGAATTTACATAAGTATTAAATCCACCAGAGTGATTAAACCAAACCCTAAAAGTTGTTTTGGATTCTTTTTGAACTCTAGCAACAGAAATACCCGAATCACCTCTACCACCAGCAGTGCTAGTTCCAGGAATAACAACGATGTTCCCATATTCCCCATCAAGGGTAACTAGATAATGCTTTTCTGCTAAACTAGTTCCAAAAATTCCATCTGGAGATTCTCTACCTTCGGGAAATACATTTTGAACTATGCCAGTATTAGATAAAGAAACATCTCTATTTTCAGTATTGTTAAATCTGTGATTCACTTGACCAGTAATATCTCTACCTGGAGTAGGAATACTAATTGGTTCTGTTGGAGTGTTTTGATAAATCTCCTGATTAAGTAAATCAATTCGTAAACTATGGAGACCTTTCTTTACGAATTTCTTTATCAGTCTTGGTGGGGAGGAAAAGTCTCCTAGTTCAAATACTTTTGCCTGATCAATATAAAGATTTGATTTATTATCACAAGAACCTCTAAAAATATATTCTCCATCATAAGGAAAGTTTACACTCCAATTCATAGTGAATAGTTTACCAGCATAATCACTACCCCTAACATTTGAAGGAGGGACTGGAGAAATAGCATATGTATCCATAAATCCCGTCCAGACCTTAGCAGAACTTCTTTCTAAGTTAGTTCTAAGGTCTGGAGGAAGAATTACATTATACGCTTGTGGGAAAGATTGCGTTCCAGAAACAATACTTCCGGGTTTAATTGTTCTTGTTGTCCACCAAGGATTTTTAATTGTTCGTATGAAATTTTGATATTCTAAAATCTCTTTTTGAATGGGATCATCAAGTTCTCCAAGATCAGCAGGGTCAGGATAGTAATCTACAGGATCCCATCTACCAACCAAGTTTCCATCAGGATCATATAATTCTATCTCTTCATCATCAAGTTTAAATTCTTCAGGTTCTTCCAGATTATAATCTTCAACTTCATCAAAGGTTTCAATATAAGTAGGAGCTGCTCCAACTTCAACATCCAGAGTTGCTCCGCTACCTATATTACAATCGTCTACAACTTCAGCGGTAGGTGGACTACTATATCCAAATCCACCAGAAATAACATCTACAGCAATAATAGCACCTGTATTTGGATCAACAATAGGATTTCCCGCAGCACCTATTCCCCCACCACCAGAGATAACAATCTTAGGCGGTTTTGATCCACACTCCACAACTTCAGTTTTACATTCTTCTGTTCTAATAACGTCGTCATTAGTTAATTGATTTACTTGATCAATTTTCAAATAGTTGACGTTATTGTTTCCATCTTCAAAAATAAAAGTTGTACCTGGGTTAGATTCGGCATAGACATTAGCCTGGTATACAGTAAGTCCAGGTACATATCCACGAGTAGTAGATATATATCCAACTCTTACTAGATTATCGGGTAATGGTCCAAGTAAATCTGCCATACTTTATTTTAGTTATTACCACATCTCATCTGTCTAGTATATTTATTCACGTAGTCCTGACACTGACAGTATAAGGACCTTGTTGAACACTAGTTCCATCTGCTTTCACATTTTGAGTTCTCTCAGTATTCTGAGTTGGAGTTGCAAAAGGTTGAGCAATGAGAGCATCACCAACCTTCTCTGCGGTCTCTGCTGCTTTAGCAATATTAGTTAGATTTGGTTTATCTGCTTGAGCAGTTCCAACACTTCCATCGTGTAGTCTATAACCAAGTGCTTGAGGGCATTGTGGTTCATCATCACACTTAAAGAAGTTAAGGATAGAATTAATAAATCCTAAAGCAGAAGTTATATTACCAACAAAACTACCGATGATGGAAGTTCCTTTCCCAAGGTACTGAGAAATTTGACCTGCAATTTGTCCTACTTGTCCACCAACAGCACCAGCAGCACCAAGCAAGTCTCCATTTTGTAGAGCACCTACAACTCCACCAACTTGTCCAGCAATTTGTCCTACCTGACCACCAACAGCACCAGCAGCACCAAGAATATTACCACCACTTATTCCAGCATAGATATCACTTGCTTGTCCAAGAACATTCTGACCATTCTGAATTGATGTCATAATGGAATTGGCAACATCAGAAACACTTGCCGATGACCCAGTATTCGTTACCTGATTCACTGATGAAGTTCTATCAATTGTTACTGAACTAGTTGTTGATGTATTGATTTGAGTATCAACTGCTAAGTCTACAAATGGATTTAGTGCTGATGCTTGAGTGTTTAAAACTCCAGAAGCCGCTACAACATTAATACCACCAGGTATTTGAGATATCTCAGAAAGATAATCAACTAAGAAAGTATTGATAGGATCAATTGCTTGATCAATTCCTTGAGTTATTTCTGGCAAGGTGTTTCCAAGAATATTACCAACAAGTTCTTCAACAGAACAAATCGGAACAGGTCTTCTGCTTGGTGGTCTTTCTTCATATCCAGGAATAGGTCTTGGACCCGCTTCACCATTAATTTCACCAGTAATATAATTATCAATCAAAGATGTAGTTCCAATACCAACATTTTTTGGAGGAACAATTAAATCACTTTCCTTAGTTGGTTTATCTTTGTACTTACTATATGAATTGTTTAGAAATGCTCCGATTAGTTTTGGAAGATTTCCGATAACCTTATTGAATAAACAAACTAGTTTTAGGTTTGCTTTCTCTTTTAGTTCAAGGAGTTTATGTCTAGAGTTGGGAAATATTTTATCAACTGTTGGTGCTATTTTTTTATTATACTGCTTAATAACAAAACTTCTCACTCTATCCATAATGGTTTTCATATAACCAGATATGGCATTTGTTGCTTTCGTAATTACTTCAGCAACTTTTTTGTTACTTCTAGCAGCAGCATCAATTGGACTTAAGAACTCCTGTTGAATTTTGTTTATCTCATATGTCAGATTCTTAATTGTGGTCTGAATATTTGACATCTGAGAATTTTGTTTCTTGCAAGGAGATGCCAATGGAACTGTGAAAGAAGTATATAAGTCATTCCTCTTTACATCAGCAGATTGTAAAAGATGAACAGCAGTAGAATCTTCTTTAAATGTCTTATTGTCAGTTAAAATATATTCGTCAGCAACTTTTAATACTGGGTCAGGTTTTTCTCCCTTCGCATATCCACTGACACCAGCATAATTAGCTTTATCCGTACTTGTTTCTTTAAGAAGTGTTGTTTGAGCATTGTTTCCAAGAACTCCCATAATAACAGGAACTTCTTGTTCCGCACCATCCAAGAAGAATCCAAATACAAAATTACCCTGCCTTAGGTTAGGAGTTTGTCTTGCTCCCGCTTGACCACCACCAGCAGTGATTGGATACATCACTTGAGCCCAAGGAAGTTGATCGGATGGAACAGTTTCCTCTTCTCTATCGTGAAGACCAATAATTCTTACTTTATAACGATAACCCCATCCAGGAATTTCTGATGTTCCTTCAAACTTCTTGTCAGCAATATTCTCCCTCCACTTAGCGTCGTCCATAATCTGTCCGACCCACCAGTGAAATCCACCAGCACCAAGAAACCCAGGATTATATAACGAATTCTCTTCCATTAATCCTCATATATACGGCATTCTAAAGCATCTGGATTCGCATCACAATATAACTCTAATCCTGTTGGATCGTGATCAGTATCGGGATGGTTTGATTGATACTTTTCAAGTGAAGTTAATTCATCTTCTAAGTGACGACGACGTTGACTACTTGTATTTGGATTATCAAGTTCATCTCTGTCATCATTAATGTGTTGTTGAAGTGTTCTGTCCATATGAACACAATGTTAATTAGTATTATTTATGCCTTTCTTTCAACAGATTCTCTAACAAGATCCATAACTGTGTAAGTATTTCTTTGATCAACATAATGGCATAGTCTAGATATTAGATATTTTCCACCGTGCTGTTGATTGACATCAGGATTTTTTACATCCTCAATCTTAGGACTATCAACAAAAATAGTATCGCCAACAGATAATTTAAATGTTCCTGGAATTGTCATTTCGACCTTTGATGAGAATAAATTATTGTATCTCATCGTAGAATAATTAACGACATTACTATAATCAAGATTAGGTTCTTGCGATTTTTGTATTTGTTGCTGAGTATTTCCAGTTGGCATAGAACCAGTATCAATCAAGAAATAACTAGTTTTTGTTGGTCCTTCATTTCCCTCACCCTTGTTAAAAGTGAAATCTTTATCATTTAATTTGGGAAGTTTCTTACCACCCTTTTCATATGAATCATCATCTGCCTGCTGATTGGTTATTTTGTAAAAACAGTTAAATGGATCAAAGGTTACAATCTTAGTATTATAAAGTCCAAGTTTCATTCTTTCGGTAACATTTCCAGACCCAGCAGTTTCAACATTATAACTTACAACTTTACCATCATATCCGGCGGGAACTTTTTCTCCTCTTTTATCAACAGTCGTGTTAAACATCAACTTGACTTTATGTTCTTGTTTCATCAAGGTATCAATAGACTTATAATAAAATCCTTTTTCCTCTCTGGATCCATTGATAACAGTATCACCCACTTCATAAAAGAAAAATCCAGCTGTCTTACCAAGACCACCACCAGTGGTTGGTACAGATTTCTTAGATAACCATCTACAAACATAGAATGGTTTTTTATTATTACCCAAGAAATTATATGTATTGATTGTTTGTTCCAGATCTATTTTTTTCTCAGTCTTTATAACATCCTTTAAAATTTTATCAATATGATCAGATATCTTACCATCATATCTTGTACGAACTCTAACCTGCTCATTAATAATATATTCTTTTGATACAAGATCAAGAGTTATCATCTGTCTATTCGTATCATTGAAATAAGGTTTCACTGAGTTTACAAATAAAACAACACTTTTTGCATTATTGTTATTATCGTTAATGGTCAATTCAACCTTCTCTTGTCCAACAATAGGAAGACCATCAAGAGCAGTTGTTCCCTTAATAGTGCCAACAGAATCAACAAGGATAATTGTTGCTCTTACACAGTCTTCAAGAAGATCTTCATAGTAGTGAATGGAGTATATACCATTTAGAAAATCAACCTCACCACCATCATTTCCGTAGATAATACATCTACTTACACCAGCACCTTCTCCTTTTACTGCGATTATTGCTTCAGACATTTTTACTATTAACCCGATAATCTATCTAGCATCGCAAATGGATCATAAGAATCGCCACCACCAGCACCACCACCAATAACAGCAATCATTGGATTTTGATAAGAATCTTGTTCCGGAGCATCTTGAACTATTACTGTTTGTGGTGCTTCTGATTCGTAAGATGCATAACCAGAAATTGCTTTAAGTTTTTCAATGATTGATGGTGCTTTTGCGATCAACTGAGATTTGTTTTCAATATCAATTATCTCTTTAGTGAGACCAAATCCAAGAAGATCCACAGAATCTTTATCAATAACTTTATACATCTCACCCTTATGGAGTTTTAGAGTTAGTCCGTCTTTGGATACAAATCCAATACCACCGTGAAATTTAGAAACTTTTTGACCTATTCCCAGAATATTTCTAACTCTTTTTGATCCATCAAATTCTTTTTGCCCAATAGATCCAGTTCCACCCCACTGATAACCAGGAACATCTATAGCTAAGTTTGATCCATGAGATCCAGGATCTCCTGGTCTATATTCACTTCCTATTTTAATTCCAGCATTCATTAATGCGTTTTTTGCCCTCTCCTTTTCACCTATAGTAGAAAATGCAATATGGTCGTGATAATTACTAGTAAGTCCATGACCACCTAAATCAAAATTGGGATGATTTTTGTCTCCGGTAATATATTCAATCACTTGAAATTTTCCAGAGGAAGATTTAGTTTCGCCCTTAACAATATTGGTATCAATTTGAGCAGCACTCAATTTGCCTGCTTTAAACTGCCCTATCATGGCACCACCAGGTTCAAATCCAAATGTATGTCCGTGTCTGGATTTCTCAGTTTCATCCGCTAAATGATTGTTAGATCTTTCATAAGCATCTGGTCTAAAACTATCTCTTGGACCAACAAATCTTCTAGCATCGTCTTGTTTTTGTTTATCTAACAAAGCGGCAGCAACTCTTTCCAATTGCTCTACAGTTTTTCCATGAGATTTAGAAAAACGCACCGCATCTTCTTTTGTTTTTATAGAGTTCCAAGCAGAAGTTCCACCATATTGCCTTACAGGTTGAAACTGTCCTGGATTTAATATTGCTTTTCTAATTGTAGGAGCATTCCAGGCAGGATATTTTGTTCTATTATAGATAACCTGAGCAACATCAGCAGCACCTTGTGGATGTGAATTTTCAAACATAGCTGCTGTTGCAAGTAACCAGAAATCTTCACTATCACTAGAGACTTGAACATCCGCACCAATACCCATATCTTCAGCGGATGGTGTAGGACTCTCTATCATTGTGGTTTTTTTCTTCTTAGCATTCTCTCCAATTTCTCTCAAAGTTTTTTGAGCATTTGTTTCTGTTGCATCTTTAAATGCTCCAGCAACCCAATTAGTAATATCACCTCCTTCGGCAACTGCTTCTAATGTCTTCTTATCAACAAAACCACCTTCAGCATAAGCAGCAGCAACACCACCAACAAGTTGCCCTTTGCTCATACCTTCATTGAACAGTAAGTTAATACCAAGACCAACATTCTTATAATCTTGTTCTGATGGTTTCTGACCTAAGGTAATCTTAGAAGTAATCGCAAGAATAGGTCCAAAGTAATCACTCTTACCTAGGGTTTTTCCAGTATTCTCAATTGCTTTGAATGGATTAACAGCATCTGGAATCTTTGGTTTTGGAAATATTCCAAACAGTTTATCTTCTCCACCAATATCAGCACCTGGACTTTTAAACTCAACTTCTCTTGGTTTCTGTGCGATTTTTGTTTTTCTTTTTATTTTTCCCTTTCCAGTTACTCCACCCGTTCTACGGATGGCACCTTGTTTCTTTCCACCTCTAGTGATGCCACCACCTGCCATCTTATTCATCATTTCTTTTTGAGAACCTTTATTTCCGTAAATATTTCCAAAGGAACCCTTTTCTTTAAAAGCAAGACCAAGAGTAAGCATATTCATTGCTTTTCTCAAGTCTTCTCGTATTCTGGCATCAAACTTAGCAAGATTATTTGCTTGCTTTATCTTATCCTCTTCACTTAAAAATGGATAGCGAAGTAATTCTATAGCATATCTAAATGGAGCACCAACAACATCCAATAAAAATCCAACAGTAGAAAAGAGACCGTAAAGAGGTCTGACCATTGTAAGAATAATACCACGACCAATTTTTGTTATTGGATTGCGATCTTTATTAAATTCATTTTCAAGATTTTGTATTGGTTTTACAGCAACCTTTCTAACTTGAAAAGCACCTTCACCCAAAGCAGAGGCAAGAAGTCCAGCACCAGCAACAATACCAGCGACAGCACCAGCACCCATACCAGCGGTTCTTGCTGCTTGTCCTGCTGCTTGTCCTGCAACTTTTTGTCCCGCTGCCTTAGCACTTTGACCAAGTAACTTGTCTTTTACAATATCAATACCAATATCAAGGACACCACCTTCACCTTGACTTGCCAAAACAATCGCGGCAGTAATAGCAGTTTCAACAAGTGTTCCAATAGCACCATTAAAACCATCAAACACTTTAGCAAAATTTTCACCACCAAGATTTTTTATGAAACCTCGTGTTGCATCGTATGCCTTATATCCCCAATCAATAAAACTAACCAAACCATTTAATATACCTCCACCAACATCAATCAAAAACTCAGCAACATTTCCAACTGCCTTTACAAAAGGAATTAACTTTGGTAGATGGTCAATCAATCTAACAGCAAAATATGCAAGAAGCATATTGCCAATAAACTTTCTAATTCCATCTAAGAATCCAAGTCTAGGTAATGATGGTATCTTACCTTTGCCCTCTTTTGGTGCTTTCTTTTCTTCTAGTTCTTCTTCTTTTTTTACTCTCTTTTTAGTCTCATTTTCTTTTTGTTCTTCTTTTTGTTCCTTTAATTTCAGAGTATATCCTCTTGCTATTAATTTTTCAATTTTTATAACCTGAGTTCTTATGACTAGTACTTGACCTTCAATTCCACCGTCTTTCTTTTTGCCAATATCAATCGTCTTGCTTCTTACTGCAAGTGCTCCTCCTGATGGTGGTAAAAGTTTTGTGGGATTAACTGCCATTTTCTTTACCTACTCCTGATACCCAGAACAGCCTGGTTTCTTCTTGTTCCCTGTGGATGTGCTGGACTTACTACAGGAGTTCCTGGTTTTCTTCTACGTGCAGCAGCGGCAGCACCGCTAACTGCCTGTCCAACACCAGCAATTCTTACGACATTCGTTGTTGGTCTTGTTGGTGGTTTTACTGCAGGTTTTGTATTTTGTTGTGCTGCAAGTCTAGCAGCATTGTTTCTTCTCATTACACCACCTTTATCATTAGCACTCATCAATCTTCTTTGTTCTTCTTTTTCTTTTTGTTCGGTTTTTCTTCTATAATTTAAATCATTTTGAACGTCTTTTAAATTTCCACCCATTTGTTTCATCATTCTTGCTTGAGCATCAGGAGCCATTCCTTGTCTTTGAAAACTCTCTAGTGCATTTACCATTGCAATTTTTTGATTTTTCATTGCAACTCTTTGATCATTTTCTTTATATGCACCTGGATTAACAAATCTACCTATTGCCTCAAGTGGATTAGTTGTTCCCGTCCCTGGCGTTGGGGGTCTTACATAAGTTAATTTCCCATTTCGCATTGCCTTATGACCAACAAAAGGTCTTCCCTTATCATCAGTCATCACCATAGTCTTCGGCGCATCTTTAAATGATTGACCCCTCAATCCATATCCACCTTTGACTGCACCACCAATTCCACCACGATTCATTCTTTCTTTTGCAGCATTGACTCCAGATAAATCATCGGCAAGTTTTCCACCTAATGAAGCACCACCAAATCCTCCCGCAACACCACCAATTATTGCACCTATAGCAGCACCTGGAGCAGCGCCAACTCCAGCGAACATCGCGCCTATGGCACCACCAAGCAACGCTCCCGCTTTTGCCCCAGCCATCCATCCAACTTGTCCACCTAAAGCAGAACCAGCAGCACCTAAACCTGCTTGTGTTGTTGTTTGTCCTGCTTGTTTTCTATCGTTAAATTCCATAGCAGCAAACGCTGCCTGCAACGCCCCACCATAACCCCTAACTCTTGGTTTTGGTGTTCTAACCTCAGTTGAAAGTGCGCCCGTCGATTTTGTTATGGCAGATGAAGTGGGTGGTTTTGACCCTGAAGGTGGTGGAGATTTTGGAGTTGATGAAGTTTGATTTTTCCACCAATCTTTCCAAGAAAATCCAGAAGACTTTGGAGACTTTGGTTGCGAATATGTTTGAGATTTTCTTGAAGATGGTTCTTGCGTTCTTTTTGTATTTTTAACTTTTTCAACTTCCTCTACAAATTGAGCCCACGGTGGTGGTTGACCAGTTTTCATAAAGGTTTTCATAAAATCACGAGATGCTTTATTAACAGAATCCATATCACCATAAACAGAACCTTTCATAAATTTTTCAGGATTTATCTTCATATAATTAGTCCAAGCTTCCTGTGCGGCAATTGGATTACCAATAAAACCGCCGCCGACAGCATAAGTAGTTCCACTTATTATCTTGGGTTTGTTTGTTCCACCTCCAGCAGCATTCATTGATTCCAAAGTATCCACACCATACTTTGCAACAGCACCACGAGACATTACAAACTCACCATCACTAAGCATCGCAGGGACTTTATCTACACCCTTCTCACCACTTACAAAACCACCAAACATTTCTTGAGGTTTACCAGATCCACCAAGTGCTCCACCAAGAAGCATTCCAAGTGGTCCAAACATAGAACCTAATGAAGCACCCCCCAACATTCCTTTAAAGTTAAATCCCCCACCTTTAAACGCAGGAAATCTTGGTCTTACATATCCACCACCAGCAAGACCTTGTGCTTTTTGCTCTCCACCACCAAGACCACCCTCAAGCGTCTTGCTGAGTGCCATCGTACCACCAACGGTGACAGCAGCTTCTAATCCAGCAGCAAGAAGTTTTCCTTTTTTACCACCAAGGAATCCTGCTACTTTTGATAACTTTCCTCCTGCCTTTCCAATACCTACCTTTACAGCAAGAGCAGCAACAGCAGCACCAAGTCTAACAGTGCTTCTTAAAACAAGAGATATTAATCCCCTAGCAAACTTACCAAAGGAGGTTCCAAATACAATATAAAGTGAGAATAACTTACTCCAATGATCACCAAAAAATCTCATCAAGGATTTAATCTTACCTTGATTTTGCGGATCTGCTAACCAATCAATCAACTTGACTACTGCTCTAGCCAAGAACATCTTCAAGAAGAAATCAATTATTCTACTTAAGATTGATTTAACTGGTGCTACTACTTTATCAACTACTTTCGCAACAGCAGCAAATCCTTTCTCTAGACCTTTTTCAATACCCTCTCTTTTTGATCTCTCTTTATCTCTTCTTTTTTGTTGTTGATTTTTTACCTCAGCAGAAATACCTTGGTTTAATACATCTATAATATTACCAAGAGAATTAGTGATATCTTTTAGATAATCTCCTATACCACCAATTTCTTTTTTATCTTCTGCAACTTGCAACTTTTTATATGTTGCCAATCCTCCTGTTGGAGACTTTACAAGAGCACCACCTCTCGGTCCCAATCCACCACCAGCGGGCCCAAGAACAGGACCAGTACCAGGAAAAAATGCCGCTCTTACAGTCTTTGTAGAAATTACCTTATCTACAAACTGTTCAAAACTTATCTTATTAGATCTTTTCTTAAATGCTTCCTTTAACTGAGCACTAGAAAGTTTATGCCCACCAAGCGTTTTCTCAGTGACAAGTTCATTGAGATAGTACTCATATCTGTCTTTTCCAAGAAGTTTGGATGCAGATATTGCTTTAGAAGTGGGCATTATTCATTTGCTGTTGCTGTTTTGTTTGTTCTTCTTCCAGATGTTGCTTTAGAAGCTCAACATAAACATCACGTTCCCAAGGAATCATACTTTCAATCTCTGTTAATGAATATTTATGATATTGCATTAACGAAAAATTAAGTTTGAAATATGATATCAAGTCCATATGGACTAGTGCTATGCGAAAAAAGATGATAACCCTTCAAGAACAACCTCACTCTCAACACTAGTATTTGGATTCATAACTTTAATTGTATGCGAAAGTTTTGGCATAGTTTCAAAGAACTTCTCAATATCTTTAAATTGGGAAGAATTCATTTGATCAAGAAACTCATTAATCTCTTTCTTGGTACAATCTGATGTTGTCCAAACCTCTTCTTCAGTATAAATTTTATCAATACAAGAAGCGATTAAATCAAAGGATTGGTCAATAGCATTTGCACCAGAAAAATCAAAGTTATTTTTAATAAACTGTTCAAGTGATGGATATTTCATTTCCATCATAATTGAATCATCAATCTTAATTCTAGTAGAATGTTTCTCATCCTTTTGAACTTTAATATCGTCAATATTAATTTTTACAGGAACTTGAGTTTCCTCATCATCTGGACAAATGATATTAACCTCAATGTCTTCCCCAACAGACTTACCGCGAATATTAAGGAATAGATATTCAATATCAAAGGTTGGAAGATCTTCTACCTTCACTCCCTTTGTGATAATACAGTTCTTAATAACAGTCTTAATAGAAGTTGTAATTTGCTTTGTGTCTTCACTCTCCAAAGCAATTACAAGAAGTTTTTCTTCTTTAACTAGAAAAGGTCTATATTGAATTGGTTGTCCAGTTGAAGGCAATTCAAGTTCATAAGTTGGTGTAGCAATCTTTGGTAAAGGCATAATCTCCTATACAATTCAGATATCATTATTTATTGCTATCATCCAACGTTAGAATCAACACCAGGAGTATTACCAAGTACTCCTTGGTCAACGACACCTACAGTTCCACCAGAAACTATACCCCTATTTTGAAGTCCCCTCTGTTGTGCTGCTGCTTCACTTAAAGCACTATTAGACTCAGCGTTTCCTCCAATAAGAGCTGCCTTTCCTGATAGAGCCCAAGTTGGAATACCACCAAATCCAGTGGAACTTGCACCAAAACTAGTTCCAGAAAAATCTGTTCCAGGTTCAGCACCGCCAGTATAGAAGGAATTGCTAAGTTTATTATTATTAAAAATTGCTTGTTCTGCTGGGGTTAATGCTTGAATTGGAGTATCTGATAGTGTAGATGATTGCTCTCCAGGTTCTCCAGGCATACTATCAATATAATATCTCAAGTAAGAAAATGATACTGTAACCTTAAGCAACTGGGAAGATTCATATGATACTGGCATAGAACTAACTGCTATTGGAAATGCGGCAACAAAATTATATGTCAGATTAGCATTTAGGTCTGTATATTTATTATTTTTACCAGTTCTTTCAAACTTAGTAATTTGTAAAGATCCATAATATTCAACAGGATATTTTACCCTATAGTAGAAATCTTCACCCGCAACACTATTAGTTCCGGAAATAGATTCATTAGTTACATACTTCATCCAAGTTTCAAAAAATCTAACAGAAGCATATGGATCTTTTGGATTTATATCAACATAAAAAGTCAAATCAATACGATCATCATAAACTCTTCTATAAACGTGTCTTTCAGTAACACCAGTCCTATCTCCAGTCAGTTCGTGAGTGGCAAAAGAAGAACCAGGAAGAAGTGCTTCTGAACAAGCCAGTTGAATTTTATCCTGACTTATATTCCAATTAAGTTTATTTTGTTGGAGATAATTAGTAAATTGAGCACTAGATTTTCCATTTTTATCTCTTGATGGTATGCCAATATAAACCTCATAATGAGATGTTAATGCAGGTCTAAGTAGATTTGCTTTAACGTCTGAAACAGACCTTATCCTAGGCATTTATAAATAATTTTTACTTTATATATTATGTATGGCAGAAAGTCTCAAGAGTAAATACAAACCTTCATACCCAGCAAAATATAAAGGAGATCCCAATAATATTATTTGTAGAAGCAGTTGGGAAAGAAAGTTTTGTTACTATTGCGATTACAATGAGAATATTATAGAGTGGGGATCAGAAATCTTTTGGATTCCTTATCTATCTCCAGTGGATAATAGAGTTCACAGATATTTTCCCGATTTTATCATCAAAGTAAAAGAAAAAACAGGTCAAATAAAAACATACGTAATAGAAGTAAAACCAAAGAAGCAAACACAAGCTCCACAGAAAAAAACAAGAGCAACAAAGTCATACATATATGAGTGTAAGACGTATGCTGTAAATCAAGCGAAGTGGAAAGCAGCAGACGAGTTTTGTAAAGATCGCCTTATAGAGTTCAAAATTATCACCGAAGAGGACCTGAGGATTAAGTAATGGCAGAAGGTTTCGGTCAATATAAAGGAACAGGAACAGCAAGAACTAGAGAACTCCTTAAAAAAATTGAGTCGCTTGGAATAAATGACCCAGAAGATATAATGATGGTAATTATGGAGGTCTTTAAGAAAGAAGTATTATATCCAGAACCAGGAAAATTTTATACATTCCTCTATAAACCAAAGACTCCTGATATAGAATATGATCAACATCCTCTCATTGCCTGTACATCATTGGAAAGATGGGGTTTCAAAGGCATTAATTTTCACTGGAGAGAAGGAAGACAATATACTTGGGAAGAGGTTATTGGAAAACTTCACGTTGTGAAGGACACTGAACTAGATAAACTTCTATCTCTACAATATGGAAAGTTCCGTCTAAATAAATAAAAACTCCCCATATCTGATGGCAGAACAAGTAATACTAAAACAAGGTCAATTGGGAGTTCCTATAGGGGGACCTAACGGAAAAATAATAGTAGGTCAGTTAACATCATACAGAGATGGAACTGCGAAGTGGACATATGCAAGAGACACAAACCCATTAGTTGCTGGACTTGGGGATCGGTCAACTTTCACATTATCAAAAAGGTCTGATGGAACTTGGACTTGGAGTCCAACAACAGATACAAGTCTTAAAAATTTAGCAGATAGAGAAGGATTTACCGAAGAACAAGTAAAAGATTCTTTATATAAAACACAACAAACACAAAAAGTATTAAACGCTGGTAATGCTACCCAAATTATTTCAACGATAGGATTAACTGAAGCAAAAAAACTTGGATTACCTGGACTTGCAGGAACAGTAACTGATGTTGGTGTCCGTCCAACTGAAGTAAGTGACGGAACAAGTCAGGGACAATCACAAGAATCAGACAATGAAGAAGGTTCTCCAACTTATACAGGTCCTCAAGCACCTGGAACTGGAGATGCTGCAATTGGAGAAGATACTGGATTAACGGGAAATTTAAAATACCCAGAAGATATGAATCAAAATCAAGATCATATCTTATTTACTATGATAGAGTCTGAACCAAGAGCACTGGGAGAAGGTCCGGCAGGACCTTTTGGTATCGGTGCAAGACAACCACCCAAAAAGAGTTTGGGAACAGTAATACTTCCAATATCAGGACCTATTGTTGATTCTAATGCAGTTGGATGGGGTCAAGATGAATTGGATCCATTATCTATTGCCGGAGCAAAAGCATTTAGAGACGCTGCATTAAAAGGTCTTACTACTGTAGGTAGTAATGCGGATAGTGCGGTAAAAGCAATACAAGATAATGCACAAGCAGCAAAAGATGGTATAGTCACTGAATTACTTGCAACAGCGATTAATAAATCAGCTAACGAACTTTTATCAAGAACGAGTGGTACGATTAAAAACCCGAATGTAGAACTTTTATTCAATGGAGTGTCTTTAAGACCTTTTAATTTTTCATTTAAGATGTCTGCGAGAACTCAAAAAGAAGCAATAATTATTAAAAAAATAATTTACTTCTTTAAGAAAGGAATGGCAGCAAAGCAAACAAAAAGCGGATTTTTCTTAAAGAAACCATATGTATTTAAAATAGAATATAAGCATAATGGAACACTCCACCCTGGTATGAACCTAATTAAAGAGTGTGCTCTACAAAACTTCAGTGTTAATTATGTGCCTGATAGTCAGTATGCATCACACGCAGACGGAAATCTAACTGCATACGAAATATCAATGCAATTTATGGAACTTGATCCAATATACTTTGATGATTATGATATCAAACACGATATAGGTTACTAAAATGGCAAGACCTTACTTCAGACAAGTTCCAAACTTTGAATATGTAAGCAGACTCACTGGGTCCAAAAACATATCTGATTATGTTCCCGTAAAAAATCTATTCAAGAGAGCAAAACTGCGTCCTGATATTGAAGGAAATTTAGCGTACTTCCAAAACTATACAATCATTGGTGATGAAAGACCTGATAATGTTGCATATAAGTTTTATGATGATTCAACATTAGATTGGTTGATCTTACTATCAAATAACATTGTAAATATTCAAACAGAGTGGCCATTACCACAAAGAGCATTTGATGAGTACTTATTAGAAAAATATAGGACGCAAGATGCTTACATAAAATATTTTAAATTACTTGGTGCAAATGTATCTCCATCAGAAGTTCCCGTTATTAGTGAAGAAGAGGCATATCATATTCTTTACAACGGAATACATCACTATGAAACCAAAGAAGTGAGAAATAATTCAGGAACCATTATTGTTCCTGCGGGAATTAGAGTTCCTAAAGATTATAAAGTAAGTTTTTTTGATTATAACTTAGACCGATACGTTGATGTTTTAAATGTTGCTCAAGAAGTAACAAACTATCAATACGAAGAAGAACTTCAAAATAATAAGAGAACAATCTTAGTTCTTAAATCAGAATATCTGAGACTAGTATTTGATGATATTGAAAGACTGATGCCATATAAAAAAGGTTCCAGTCAATACGTGACTGAAACCTTGAAGAGAGGACAAAATATTAGACTTTATGAATGAGTTTTTTTATTCCAAGGTATTCTACCTTTAGTTGCGACTTACAGGTATGAGTATTTAGTCATTTGCCAAACGAGAAAAATAACTAAGAGCATCATCTTCATCTTCATCATTAGAAGAACTCACTGTAGGAAGTTCTGGTTCGGGACGACGTGAAGTAAAGTCGGGAGTGTAAGTGCCACGATCATTATCTTCATCATCAACTTCTTCATCAAGACGAGGACGAGGAGTAGACTTCTGACCAAGAACATACTTTAGACGCTTCTCAAGATCTTCATAAGACTTGAATTGGTCAGCAGCAGTTACTGCAGTGAGGGAGTATTCTTTTTTCCATACCGATTCCATTGCATCATCATCCAGAAGAGGAGCAACACGATCAAACTCTGACTTGTCATAATTCCAATAACCATCTTTCTTAACTAGCTTCAGTTTGAAGTTAGCACCTTGCCAGAAGTCAAAGGGGTTGATGGGAGACTCATCTTCAAACTCAGGTTGCATTGCTTCCATAATCTTGTCAAAGATTTTCTTACCATACTTAAACAGGAAGACTTTACCTTCGTTTTGAGGATTAGCAGGATCCTTTACAACATAGATGTTTGAATAGTAAGACAGTTTACGCTTCTGCTTACGGACTGTTTCTTTGTCCTTTTCACTACCACTGTTCCAGAGTTCACGATTGTGCTCAGAGACAGGATCTTTTTGACCAAGAGTGGTCAGAGAGTTTTCGATATACCAACCACCAGGTCCTTGGAAGGCATGAGTATAAAGTTTTGCCCAAGGAAGTTCTTCACCTTCAGGAGCAGGAAGGAAACGAATAACTGCATAACCATTACCAGTTTTATCCATTTCTGGACGCCACAAGCGTTCATCGGCACCATTAGAAGTTGTATTCATCTTCTCAACCTCTTTTACCAACTTAGCAGTAAGAGATCCAATAGAAGATTGTTTTTTAAGATCGCTAAAACTCATTTGTATTTACCTTTTTTGTTGATTAGATTTGGCCTTTGTGACGACTTTATTCTACTTGTGATAGAAAGGGATGTCAAGCCCTCGATCATAAAAATTTTAAAATATCTCCCTTTAAAATTTTATTCATTTTTCTTTTTCCATTACAACACTCTGATATATTTCCTGGAGAACAATTTAAGACAATTGAGGCATCCATTATGCTTTCATATTTCATAATCAAATTACCTTCTTTATTAAATCTACCAACTTCTTTTCTGTGTGGTTGTTTGTATTTAAGTTTCCTTTTTGTTTCTTCAGAAACAACTTTTCCTTTATTTGATTTGGATATTTTCTTTTTTTGCTCTTCTGGCATTATATATCCAAGATGAGACTTTCTTAAATTTTCAATATGACTTTCACTAAATTTAATTCCCTTCCTACCATTTGATATTTTTTGTTTTGTAATATCATTATGTCTTGCTTGTTTTCCACCTTCTAAAAGATTGTAACCATTTGGATACAAAGATTTTTTTTCATTAATCCAATAAACTTCTCTTTCATTTAATTCGTTTGCTTCACATTCCTCAATAATATTAATTGAAAAATTTTCCCATCCATATTTTTTTAAAGCGTTATAAAAAGGAGTATTTTTATCTTTCTTTAAATTAAATTTATGATTTCTTATTCTTTGTTTATAATCAACTGCCTGTCCAACATAAACTTTTTGATTTATATTATTAACAAATTCATAAATTACGGTCATAAAAATATTTAATTCTATATCTATTTAGGGTTTCCATATTCTACAGGTCCGAACCAGTTTTGTCAATCTGTTCCTTCATCACCTCAAGCATTTTAGACATATTATTAAAAATCACATTCATATCAACATTCTGTGGAAGTCCCATCATTGAAGCAGACTCAGCAATACGTTCTTTCATAGTCACTGCTTCGGGATCATCAGATAAACTCAAACGAGTATAAAGAACTTTTTGTTTATCAAGAAGTTTTTCAAGAATTTCTACGTGATGGAGTTTTTCCTCCTTAGTCATCGTAGGAAACTTGAAGACATTTTGATAAACTTCTTCTTGTAACTCTCCTATTTCAGTCATCTCAGCACGGACGACTTCGGAATTAAAAAAACTCATTTGTCTCCCAAAACAATTTCTCTCAGAATACTTTTATATCTCGGTACATTAATATGTAGGAAAGGAGAATACTTTTTTAATTTCCTACTTACGGTTTCCCACACTGGGTCTTTTAGTTTCTTATCAAAACTGTTCCCAAATAGGAATATCCTATCGTAGATTACTAGAGTTTCTAGACTAATATTCCCACTCAGGAACTTCTTTAATACTGGCGGATGACCTTTAGAGGAGTCAAATACTTGCTCAAATTTATTCTCTTCAAATAAGGTTTGAGTTTCTTCTTTGAAAATATAAGAAAGTGATTGTACTTTTTTCTGCCAGGTTTGATATCTACTTTCACCTTCTTTCATAATTTCACCAATCCATAATGACTCTGGATTGCTACAAGAAACAAAATTAGCAACGAAGAAATCTACAACTTCTTTATCGGTTTTATTTCTTGCAAATTTTTCAAACCAAAATCGATCTTTACGTTTATAAAAAGATTGCACAGTTGCTCTGCTTTTTCCACAATACTTATGATAATCATAATTATCTTTTGTAAAGTGATTTTTTAAAGCAAGATATTCTCTATAAGCATCGAATGGCATCATCAAAAAAAGTAATATAGGGAAATTTTTGCCGGGATTTTTTCCCCCTAAAAATGAAATTAAAGGGGCAATTTGGCACGGGAACTTCTTTTCAGAAAGTTTAACTCCATTGCTTCATACTTAATTTTTTCCTTTAAAGGTTTGGAAATAAGTTTAGGAACGGACTCAACATCAATATTGTTTTGTTCACAAAAATAAACAATTGCATCAATATAATTCATATCTTCGTTTATATGCACTAAAGATTCGATCTCTTGAGCAAAACGAGATGGACAAAAGAATTTACTTTCTAGTACCTTTTCTAATTCATTCTCCATCTGACCCAGTATTGTGATGTACAAATTCTTTAATATAACGAACTAGTAGTCTAATATAGTCCTCTTTGTTTCTTTTGTCAAATACTTTGACCTCTCCACCAGGAGTAACCATTAAGGTGATGAGTTTGACTGGTGGGATTTTGGTCATCTCATAATAAGCAGCAGCATAAAACATTTCTTGAACGAAATAGTTTTCAATCCATTCTTCTGGTTTAATTTTTTCGGAAGTTTTAAAGTCTATGACTGCAAGTTCTCCATCATACTCCGCGATACAATCAACTCTGCCCGCAAGTCCAAGATATTCTGAATAGAGTGTGCGCTCAATCGCGTGAATATTATTTATCTTATCAAGATATGGTTTTGCGTGAATAAACATAAACTTTGTCAGGGGTTGATAATCATCCCAGTTTAATTCTTTATTTTCGAGATAGTCTTGACATACTTGGTGAAAATCTGTGCCTCTTGCAGTTGCCTTGCGTGTAATAGCATTAGCTTTTTCTACACCAACTCTCTTTCTCCACTCAACAAAGATCTGTCTATTGTAGAAAGAAGTAACAGAAGTAATAGAAGGCACCCACTGACCATCAGGAAGATTGTACAAGCGGATGCCATTTTGTTCTTTCTTTTCTAATTCAATATCACCCAAATAATTATGATGAATAAAACTCATACACCAACTTCCATTTTCGCAAGAATATACTCTTTCACAAATCCAGAACGGACAATATCCTCAACTCCGAATTCAATAATATCAATTGAAGGCATAATACGAAGTACTTTCATAAAATCAATGATTCCATTCTTTTCATTCGTTTTAATAAGATCACTTTGAGTGGCATCACCACAGAACATAATCTTACTATTTTCACCTACACGAGTGATTATACTATCAAGTTCGTGATAGTTCAAGTTTTGAAATTCGTCAACGATAATGATTGCATTATCAAGTGTTGTTCCACGAATAAAAGAAGTACTCCAAAAACTAATTGTTCCTTGAGTCTTAAGATTGCCATAAAGCATTTCAAAGTCAGACTCAGATGGCAACTCAAACATATACTTCACCATATTCTTATAGGGAATTTGATAAAGTGATGACTTATCTTCATGATCACCAGGAAGGAAACCAATTTCACGAGTAGCAACAAGAGACCTAACGATATAGATCTTTTCGTAAGGAGTCTTTTCATTTAAAACATCTCTAAGTGCATTATAAAGTGTAATAAATGTTTTACCAGTACCAGCACAACCATACGCAACTAAATTTTGTTCTAGTTTATAACAACGGAAAAGTTCTTCTTGATTATCTGTCAGAGGTTCAATTGTCCTCATCAAATCTGCGTTAATAGGCTTCTTTCTTTTCATTTGCTTGTTGCTCATTCCAAAAGGCACCGGAGACTTAGGAGTACTTCTTTTTGCGGGCATAAGAAAAATTAAATAGGTTTTACTTTTGATCCTGGTGCTTTTGATGCTGCGTGAAGAACATCATTCCATCCTGGATGAGATTTCTTAAGTCGGTCATAGATCTCACCAACTTCTCCAGATGATGGGCAGGTTGATGGATCAGACCAGTCTCTATCCCAATCAGGATTGTCTTTCTTCCATTGTTCCCAATCGTGAACACTTAGAACAACTTCTTTTTGTTCACCAGTAACCTTATTATAAACTGGATATGTTGCCAATGTTACACCTCCATAGTATGTAAGGATATTTATTCAATAGTGATAGAAGGTGCATCAACACACTCAGCACATCTGCCTAAGTAAGATAATATCTGTTTAATATGAGAAACAAACTCTTCTTCACTTAAAGTATTTTTCATACTATTGCATATTTTACAGCAAGGAACACAATTTTGTCTATTATATCCAATAAAATTATTCCATCTATCAACACCAGTATAATAAAAATTACCACTAGTTTTTCCTTGCCCCTTTATTACACTTTGACATTTACTGCCACAATAATGACAAGGTTTGATTGCTATTTGACAAAATTCTTCTTTTGTCAAATCAAATGCATACTTTCTTTTTTCTGCACATTTTTTATATTGATAGTAAAGATTGTTTTTAGCCGCCTCGCCTAAAGGTAACTGCCACGTTTTATTATATGCTCCACTATTATTTTTCCATCCACTAGAGTTTCTTTGTTGGCAACCACAAGAATTTTTATTTTTAATATTTTGTGATGACATCTTTTTCTGTTTTCCACAAAAGTCACACAATATTATTGCTTTAGAGTGGTTTCCTGATTTTGTTGGTAGTACTTCCAATATAGTAAAAGCGCCTATTTTATCTCCAACAGATAAACTAGATTTTCTTCCCATAATAGTGCATTCAAGTACTTATATATTTATATTATAAACTCCATTCATTATAAACACCACCCAATGCTTCCGCAGTAATTGGAAATTGCTCACAGAATATTTCTTTACAGAGTTTAGCAATATCCATATGCTCTTTTTGAGTTCCATTTTTTTCACGAAGAGCAATGTATGTTATCCACGACCTAACTGAACCTGTCATATACAGTCTTGTGGGCGTCGCTAAGGGCAGTACGAAGCGAGCACACTCCTTTGCCACACCCTTGTCCAGAAGGCGGTTGTAGAGGCGTAGACCCTGATCAAAATGAACACGAATATCCTCAAGCAAAGTCAGTTTGAGATAATCTGGAATATCATCAATACTATTCTGGCGATTCTTAGTATCCTGACGACGAAGTTCAGGAAGAGGAATAGTCTTGTTCAAAAGATTTGTATCGGCATACCGTTGCGAAAATTCTTGATATGTAAACGAACGATGACGCAAAATTTGAGCAGCGATACCACGAGTCGTATTAATCTCTACAGTCATCGAAGCTTGTTCGAAAATTGACCAGTGCTGGTGCTGAATACAATACTTAAGTAGTCCAGAGAACTTTTCATTCTCTTGATTAGCAGGATTACTCACTCTAGCACAGTAAGACATATGCTTCTCTGCATCAGGAGTAACACTGATGAGTTTTACTTCTGGTTTCATAAACTCGAAATCTGTATTTTCAATCATAACATCCTCAATAATTGATAATTTTTGTGGTGATTTCTATCACCTTTGTATGTCTTGTGCAAATTTTGCTTTGATAAATTGTGGTCCAAACAAAAAGTAGAAAGATTACTTACTTCTATTATATCACCACTAGGAATCTTGACCAACCATTTTCTAGAGTTATCTGGCATTTTAAAAACATTATTTCTAATAGCATCTTCTATGTTTTCCTTTATTGTTCCCCACTTTAGATTGGATAAAGAGTTATTTTCTTTATTGTCATCTAAATGTCGAACTATTTCATAGTTGTGTGGATTTGGAATAAATGCCATAGCAAGAAGTTGATGCAATCCTTTATGCTTTCTTTTTCCCTCTAAGTTATACAAAGTAAAAGCATAATATCCCCTCTTGTTTTTATGTCCATTAATATATTTTTTAAGTTTAGTAGAGTAAATCTTTCCATCTTGATATATTTTATAGTGAGGATACTCATCAAGTACTTTAAAGTCCGTCTCCATCATCATCGTTGATTAATTGGTATGATTTATTTATACGATTAATCACACCATCGTCATAGTCATCATCGTCTCCATCATAAAATACTTCATCATAATCATTAATATAAGGCATCACTTCTTCGTAATTTAATTTATACGAATCTATATCAGAATAAATCTCTGACTTTAAACATTCTACCAGAGATTCAAGGTTTTGAACTATTAATTTAAGTTTTTCTCTATCCATCTTTATTAACCCTGACAAAGGTAATTATACATAAAAAAAGAGGTGGAGTCAAGTCCACCTCTTGCTGATTAGTTTTTAACACTTCACTATGAAATCCTTTCGGAGTTCTAATAATAGTCGGTCCTCTATTTTTTGAATAACTACATCGTCGTTTTTAACGATGTCCATTAGTTCCATCGCGGTGTCACAAGAAACAGAAACCTGTTGGATACTGGATACTTGTGGCGCTGAAACAAAGAGGAAAGGAACCCATGCTAAAAGCAGAAGTGCTTTAGACATAGGATGAACTGTAGGAGATTACTATACTCCTAATCAAACTATATATGCGACTATCGTTCTATGTAACTTAAAGTATGATTTTGAGCAAAAAGTTGTTGAATGATAATATCACATCCGATCTTAGGATTACAATCTCCACAAGTATATACATCTACTGCTGCTTTACCTTCTTCTGGCCATGTATGGATACTAATATGACTTTCAGATAACAAACAAATTACAGTAACTCCCTGTGGTTCAAACTTCTTAGAGATGGTTTGAATCACAGTAGCACCACTAGATACTGCAGCATTTTCTAATAGGTCTATAAGACACTTCTCATCATTCAAAAGAATGAATGAACATCCATATAGATTAAGTAAATAATGCTTTCCCATTTATCATTAACTCTCCTCTACATCTTTAAGTAATTCTGTCACAATAGTCTCTGTACCATCGATCATTTTGATAGCAAATAGAGGAGACTTCATATACTTTTTAATTTTCTTATATTTTTTTAAAACTTTTTGAACTTCATTCTTGTTGATTGCTACATCAATCTGTTCTTCACTAAATCCTTCGCTCATTTTCTTTTCTTCTTTTCTGGTTGTTTATATCCCCAAAGTTTTGGATTGCATCTTCCGTATCCAAAATCAATTTTTTGAATCGAACTAGGACCATATTTATCATAATACATATCAAAAATACGAACCCTGGTTCCTCTTGTTAAATCAATATATTGAGTCTCATCGATAGTATACCAAATTAAGTAAGCGTCATTTGGAAAAGAAGTATCTTTTGCTTTCTCTAAGGTTGTCCTTTCTAAAAGAATCTCACATCCATATTTAAATGGCAGAATATTCTTTTCTTCTCTTCCAATATCTGCCATATTTTTCTCCACACTTACTGTTACTGTCATGAGCGACCACCCCAAGTAATATCAGGATAAGCCTCCTTAATATTTTCCAGGGTTATTTTGTATTTATCAGTAAGTTTTTTATCCTTTGTAAGAATTAATACCTCTGCTTCTTTCGGATGAAGACCTTGCAATAAATTAATAAACATCATCTCCCTACGAATTGTGGAGAGACCATTGTTACCACCTTGGACATAATGGTAAAGATTTTGATATTCTCTTCGAAGAGAAGTTCTACCTCTACCATCTAAATCTTGTCCAGTAGCAGATTGTCCACCATCAATTTCTTTTGTGATGTTTTCAGAAAGAGTTCCAGAGTAAACTGTCTGATCATTAGCATCAGAATATGGAACATCTCCTTCTGGTAGAAGAGAAATAACAGTCTCATCAAAATTCCAAATAAAAATCGATTTCAAAGAATCGTGTTCATATGTTTTTAAAACTTCTACTTTTTTAACATTGCTTCTTTGTTTAGAAGCAAGTTCTAGAATTTCGAAAACAAAAGGATTTGTTGGAAGAGTGTCAACTGAACTTTCAGTCGATTTCTTCCTCGTCTTCGTCGTAGTCATAATCGTAATCGTTTTCAAATCGTACTGATACTATTTCGTCGGGTATTACCTGACCATTTTCATCAAAAAACTCTGGATGCAAATAAGGAGGTTTTGATTCCAACAAATGTCTGTAAGTTAGCCATCCAATTATACTACCTACCATAAAAAAGAGCAAGGTAAACATTACAGTGAATGTTATTACATATGCTGTTTCCATTTGTTTTCTCCAGAGAGTTTATTTTTTCCTAACATCAAAATGAAATTCTATAAAGAAGTGATACTCTCTGCGGAAAAGAGAGATCATCTTACCAAACTTCACTTGAAAAGTCTTTGGTTTTGATTCTCTCCTCCGTTTATTCCTAAGTAATAATTCAACACCACGATTAATTTGTGGTTCTGATTTATTTAGTTTTCTTCTTCCGCCTTCCTGGTCGTCTATCATGACTATATTTCCATGCGTCTTCAAGAATACCGTAAAGGTAATTTCTTATTTTTCTTGCCTGTGGTTTTGGAATATGCCCATAACCCTCACGAAGTTGTTTATGAACTTCATCAGCACCACCTTCAAGATAATCATCTAAATCCATTACAAGATTGCTGATTTCGCTAGCAGTAGCACTTTCAATGAACTGCTCAACTTCTACTCTTTTAGTTCCACGAACTTTCAAATAATCATAAAACTTTAAAACAAATTGTCCATTAAAAGCATAATCAATTGCTTTTTCAACATCATTATAAACTTCGTGAATGGTGTTTTCCATTAAACTAGATTTTGCTCCTTAAGGTATTGAACAGTATCGGTGCATCCACCAATGTGTTGATCATTAACAATCACTTGGGGAAAAGTAGAACCTTCACCAAACTCAGCATAAAACTCATCACGAGTAAAATCAGTATTTAACTTATAAACTACATGTTGTAGCTGCGTCAACTCTAGCACTTGTTGAACTTTCGTGCAATATGGGCAACCGTCTTTTGAATAAACTGTAAATTTCATAGTTAGAATAAAACTGAAAGTTATTTAGCATTAACTGGAATCCTTTGATCTTTTGGAAGTCTTAAAATTCCTGCATCTAATAGTTGTTCTTTTCTTGGAGCACAACCATTCTCCTGTGTATTTGTTGCGGTGATATTTGTAGTGGGTAGTGCCTTTGGCATTTCAACATCCACAACTGGACTCATCAGTGCTTTGTTTTTTACAATTTCACGATTTGGTCCATCCAGATGCATCATCATTCTTGCATCTTCAAAACTACCACAATCACAAATTTTTTTATGAGTTCTTCTTTCTCTTACTGTGAAGTACTCTTCATTATACTTTTTCATTCTTTGAAGTCTTTTGATTATTATAAGTCTTTACTGGTGGTCTGTAAAGTCCTGGCCAAGTATCTCTGATGATTTCTGCGAGTTTGTCTGTGGTCGTAGAAGATATCATAAGTCTTGTAGAACTGATATTATGAAAAGGAAGAGACCGAAGAGTTGGAAGAGGAGGAGGGTGAGGAGCATTTTATTGGTGCTTTTGTAGGTATTTAATCATTTCTTCCAGAAGATTTGTGTTGTCTCCTACCTGACCTAATACCATATTACAATTTCTACAAAGCAATTGACGAACCTTTCCAGTTTTATGGTCGTGGTCTACACAAAGTTTTTTCCATTTACCATCACCTTCACCTTTACAAATGGCACAAACTCCTTTTTGTTCATCAAACATTTGCTGATGTTCTTGAAGTGTTATACCATAATTCCTTTTTAGGTCATTGTTTCTTGTGCGTTCAGGATTATCTTGATGTCTTTTTTTAACTCTCACCTTATCGCACTCTTTACAAGAAGAATGACGAACCATAGACACTTTATTCCTCACGTAAAAATCCGTAGCAAGTTTTTCTTTACCGCAGGTCATACAAGTTCTATAAAGTTCGGAGTATAGTTTAGTCATTCGTGTTTTCTTTCGTGCATAACTATTTATAAAAAAAGGAACTCCGAAGAGTTCCCCCTTATTATATCATCCGATGGTTGGAGCAGTCAAGGCAACTGGTGTTGCTTCAACTGATGCTAAATCCAAAGGAAAGTTGTGTGCATTCTTGAAATCCCACTGTCGCCAGGGGCAAGGACTATATCATCACCATTTCTGGTGTCGGACGCTAGTGGCGTATTACGGATGAAGCGTCATCCACCGCCTAGTCTCTGAACCTTCCTTACACGCTTGCAAGGCTTGGCTGCTGATTGTCTACAAGAGAGTTCCAGCAATTCATCCGATTTAACGAGCGCCATGCGTTCACAAAACGCTCGTGCATTACCTCCATTCCCAGACCAGCACGGTTCAGAACATCAGCCCAAGTGTTAATCACATGACCCTGACTATCCTGGATAGACTGGTTGAAGTTGAACCCGTTGAGGTTGAACGCCATTGTTGATACGCCCAAGGCAGTAAACCAGATACCGACAACAGGCCAAGCAGCAAGGAAGAAGTGCAGTGAACGTGAGTTATTGAACGAAGCATATTGGAAAATAAGGCGTCCAAAATAACCGTGAGCAGCAACAATGTTGTAAGTCTCTTCTTCTTGACCGAACTTGTAACCATAGTTCTGTGACTCGTTCTCAGTGGTTTCACGAACCAGTGAGGAAGTAACTAGAGAACCGTGCATAGCACTGAACAGAGAACCACCGAAAACTCCTGCGACGCCCAGCATGTGGAAGGGGTGCATCAGGATGTTATGTTCTGCCTGGAACACAAGCATATAGTTGAAAGTACCAGAGATACCCAGAGGCATCGCATCAGAGAAGGAACCCTGACCAAAAGGATAGACCAGGAACACAGCAGAAGCAGCAGCAACAGGTGCGCTGTAAGCAACCATAATCCAAGGACGCATACCAAGACGGTAGGAAAGTTCCCACTCACGACCCATATAGCAATAGATGCCGATGAGGAAGTGGAATACAACGAGTTGGAAAGGACCACCGTTGTAGAGCCACTCATCTAGGGAAGCAGCTTCCCAAATCGGGTACAGATGCAGTCCTATAGCATTTGAACTTGGAACAACAGCACCAGAGATGATGTTGTTTCCATACATAAGCGAACCAGCAACTGGTTCACGAATCCCGTCTCTTATCCCAGTAAGACAGTCATATCTTGCGACTTAGACCGTTTCAGTTGACCGATTTGATTTGCTCGTTTTGCGTTTTCTACTCTTCCACCATTTTCTACCCACTCTTTCCAAGTTTGTAGATGAGAAATACATTCGGTTATTCTTTCTTTTCGTCTTACTCCCATATAGGGAAGTATTTTTTGCAGAATGAATAGAACCTTTTCTTTTTCTCCAATGTGAAGTGTATAAACTTGTTTATCTTTTACAGTTTTCCTTGATGGTGAGAAATAAGATTTATCTAAAAGTTTACTCAACCTTTGGATAATATCTTCATCTACCATAGAAACTTTAATAAAAGGTGATGGTGGAGTATTAGAAACTTCATAACGGTCTTTGGAACGATTATCTATTCCAAAGTACCCTTCACCTTCTAAAATTCCTGCAATCCAAGCAACTTCGGTTTCAGTTAAGTTTAACATTTTACTCTTGCGTCTTCTGTATTATTTATACAGCATTAGCAAGAAAAAGTCAACTGTGAGATTTGGACTATATCTTCACCCTTTATAAGTTATTAAAGGGGCTGGGCACTCTAGCCTGTTATTAAGGAGACTCAACTCCTCAGGTAGTCTCTGAACCTTCCTTAGGTGTACCTAAGGCTTGGCTGCTGATTGCCTTTCGGTTTCCAGCAATTCACCCAGTTTTAACATCACCCTTACGGATGAAGGACACAGATTAAAGCAGTATGTCTACGGGAGGTGCGCCAATAAAGGCGATGATGAAACAAGTCGTAGCAGCAAGCAGGCAAGGAATCATAAGAACTCCAAACCAACCGACATAAAGACGATTATCGGTTGAAGTTACCCAGTTGCAGAATTGTTCCCAATTATTCAGTTGTTTTTGTTGTGAAATTGTAGCAGTCATTTTTTTAAGCAGTTAGTAAGACCATCAGGGAAATGGTGGAGATACTATGCTCCAGTCACCCTAAGACTGGATATGAGAGACGGATTGGTAACCCTGCCTAGTCTCGGTCAAACGGCAGGAAAGACAATGTTAAAGGAATGTTTAAGTTCCGTAACATTTGTTTACCTATTTATCATAGCACCCCTCGTCTCAGGTGTCAAGCCCTCCTTACTAAATACTTCTAGTGTTTATTCACAAAAATAAGAAAGATGAAAAGACTTCTACTAGCCTTTTCGTTATTCTTCGCAATCCCAGTTAATGCTGCTGAAATTACATCAAGAATCACTGACTCCGTACAATTGAAAGTTGATGGTGCTGCAGTTCAATCAACACGAATCGGTGCTTCATATTCAGCGTCAGGAACCAATATTCAGTCTACATCTTTTGGTGGTGTAGGTGGTGCTGGAACCTATGATATCAATACTCCAGGTCAAGCATTTACTTTCTCAGAAAGTTTCAATGCCGCTGATACTCCAGTTAATACTCAAACAGTTACCAACGGTGCAATTGGAACACCTAATCTCTACGGAGATAGTGTAACTCAAGTTGGTGGCGAAAAAGGAACTCTTGCAGGTACTCTTTCCCCAACTGGTGTTCCTACAGTTACTGCTGGTGGTGCTGGTACTACTGCAACAGCTCAAAGATCTATTGAGTTAAGCGTATTCAAATGAAACATTTAACTCCCGCTTTGCTTTTAGCAGCGGGAGTCATTTGTACTCCCGTTTATGCTGAAAGTGTTGTGCCTAATTTTACCAGAGGTACTATTAACGCAACAACAGAATCAACCACAAAAGTTATAGAAACAATACGTCAAGTTGAATATACAACTGGCACATCATACACTGTGACTGGAACTAATATTAACATTCCTGGCACTCCTCAAC